CACCTCCGGCTTTTGCCCACCGGGTAGGAAGATGAGTTGCGCACTGCAGATTCTGCAGATAGGCAAGAAGATCCTCAGCTAAGATTCTGAGCTGAGAAGACTTGTGTCATCGAAAGAGTTCCTCTCCGACATTGCGTCCGATTCAATTCGGGCCAAGACATCGGTTCGGCACTCACGACTGGGTATTGTCCGGTCTCCCATATCAAGTCGGCTCATTGAGCCGGCAAGGTATGTTACCGGGACGGAAAAGGAAGGTATCACTCCCATTGGGATTAAACCGTTTAAATCCGTTCTTCTCACGTACAAACGTCGAATGCTAGCCCATGGCTGCATGATCGCGCTCTGGACCATTGGTCCATCGACTGCTTGTCCGTGATTTCGAAAGATCCTTTCTTGCGCGCGCGCAACAGATCTCATACGACCTTCGTACGATTTCTGGGTCTCAGTGAGAACCGAAGGACCTTGGAAGGCTTTTGTTACGACTGCCACTTTCTTCTCAGTGAGATCGAATTTAAGGTAGTCGACAAAGTCATCAGCAATTTTTCCTTGTAGAGAGGTGCGCGATACGTCACCAAATCTTTCAAGGTCATCTGCTGCAGCGTCCTCGTTGACCTCTTCTTGCGTATAGACTCTAACGCAAAGGTCTTGAAGGCGTTTAAGCGCCATATCTGAATCATCCATGATGACCCCCCTCAATCGGCGGGTGTCCCCGGAACCGTTCGCAATGCGTACAGCCGGGGAATCAGAATTGACGATGCAATATCGCATAGCGGCTGACAGTGTCAGCTCGATGCCAGGAAGGGTCACTAACCCCCTGCCACCGAACGCTTGCGGTACATAACTCCTTGAGTCTTTCAGGTATTCCACAGGAAACCATCTTCCTAGCCCCAGCTTCTGGAGCAGGAGGAGTGAAAGATTGAAGGATAAATCCCATCGGGCCCAGCTCATGCTCTCAGTGAGAGCCTTTGCTTTGCCGGGGAAGGGATTAGTTTCCTCGAAAACAGCGCTGCCAACTTTCCGATGGTCGGAGAAGAGGCGCAGCCATACGTGATCGAGTTTATACTTCGGACCATTCTCGAGTCGGCTTTGCCGCGCAAGCTTGGACAAAGGACGCAGTGCGTACTTTGGCCCGGGCTCGGGTTTGATAATGAAGTCTTGACAGTAATGCGCCCCGTATCGGGAGATGCAATACTTGTCCCAGGAAATCTCACCGGAC